CGACCAATTGATAAGGACCACCGTTGTAAAGCCATTCATCAAGTGATGCAGCTTCCCAGATGGGATAGAAGTGGAGTCCAATTGCGTTAGAAGAAGGAACAACAGCACCAGAGATAATGTTGTTTCCGTACATGAGTGAACCAGCAACGGGTTCACGAATACCGTCAATATCGACGGGAGGAGCAGCAATGAATGCGACGATAAAGCACATCGTAGCAGCAAGCAGGGTTGGAATCATAAGAGTTCCGAACCAACCAACATAAAGGCGGTTATTGGTGCTTGTAACCCAGCCAGTGAACTGTTCCCAAGTATTCGATTGTTGTTTTTGTTGAAGAGTAGATTGCATTGTTTTGAACTAAAAGTAAGACCATCAGGGAATGGTGGAGTTACTATTTCCCCGGCACCCTCAGCCAGGGATATGAGAGACGGATTGGTAGACCTGCCTAGTCTCGGTCAAGCGGCAGGTGTTACAACTGTTTAAGGAATCTTTACATTCCTTAACGTGTTGATTTATTTAGTATACTTCGGTTTTCACCACTTGTCAAGTCCTCGTTTGATTGAGGTGTGGTGTGTCCCGAAGACCCCAGTATTATAGACGATACTCGTCGATCTTGTCTAGTACTTTGTTCAGATATTTGTGAGCAACTTCTTTCTCACCAGGATACCAACCAACATCAGAGTCCACCTGACTCTTTAATTTGAGGATATAACACTTCATCTCATCCTTATTGATTCTATTGCTAGGCATAAAAAAAGACCCACTGACTTATATAGTGAGTCTTTTTATATTAGATTGGGTTATATGCGGGAATCAACATTCCACCATCCATATCATCATCATCGTCAACATCAATATCTTTTAGTGCTGAATGAATTATAAAGGCACCTAGCATACAAGTTGCTAGTAATAACATCACCAAATACCAGGGATAATCTGGCCACTAACAGCATAAGATCCCATTGCGGCAATGACACCAATCATTGCTGCCCAACCGTTAATACGTTCTGCGCGTTCGTTCATTGTTCGTTCTCCTGTTTTGTTTTGTTGTAAATAATAATCTCTTCACCATCGTGGGTGAAGACTAGTTCGTCACTGTGGTCCCAACACAACTCCTCATAGAGAGCATTGAGTTTTTCCATGTCCTCGTAGAGTTGATTAGGATTCGACATACTGATTAAACATCTTACGAATATTTTGAGTGATTCCCATACCACCAACGAACTCTTCTAGTTTATTTCCTTCATCATCGGTAATGATGAGAACTGGAGTTGCAGTTACGCCGTAACGCTTTGCAAGGTCAAGATTCTCTTGTGGAATGGGAGTATCACTTACATCTTCAAGGTCAACCTTTTCAAGAAGACTGGTGCGTTCATCTTTAATAGAACGCATATACTTGTCCACTAGCATACATGGACCACAGGATTCTTTTGAGAAAAGATAGAACTTTGCCATCAGTACAGATTCTCTTCTTGGTCAGTTTCAATCACACAATCAGAAGTGGGATATGCGACACAGGTCAAAACAAACCCCTCTTCCATTTGATCATCATCAAGGAAGGATTGATCAGACTGGTCAACAGTACCACTCACAATCTTACCAGCACAAGAGGAACAAGCACCTGCACGGCAAGAATAATTCAAATCAACACCTTGCTCTTCTGCAGCATCAAGAATGTACTGATCGGAATCACAGGTAATAGTGTTTTCAGTACCATCGGCGGCACGGAGAGTAATATTAAAAGACATTTGTTTTAGTAAGTTTCGGATAATTGTTCAACAGAGTACGCCAACAAAACGAAGAAGGCGATACTAGTGATTGTAAAGCAAATCTGTACCATTGTCAAATGCCGAAGGCACCGAAGAAGAACAGACTGCCAGTGGTAGCATAGGAAATGACTGCTGCTACAAAACCAAGCATTGCAACACGACCATTCAGTTTTTCGGCACGCTCATTATGAGACTCCATACCATACTTGGCACGGTCTTCATCAGTCATATACATTGCAGGTTCGGTTGCCCACATATTCATTTGCCCGAACTCGTTTTTTGTTACAGTCATTTCCTTTTGTAAAGATTTACAACAGAATTATATAGCAAAAATAAAGAGGGGTCAATCCCCTCTTGTTACGGTTTCCCGACATATTAAGTATAATTACTTACCTTCAAACCCAGGAGGGAGTCTTCCAGTGTAAGGATTGTAATCAAAAAACTGGTTCCAATCAGATATATCTGCTGATTGATTCCTCCAGAACTGCCATAGACCATCATGACTACTACGATGAAATACATCAACGTGAATATCATGAATGTCAGATCCCAAATTAATCTTATACAAGAAAAGGGGAATAGCAAACGTGTTTCCTGAATTATAAATCAGGTCGTCAGCAACTGCACGGGGTTTTACACCCTGATCCAATTTATACTTATCACCACGACAATGAAGACGAACTAATTTCTCTGCGTGATGACGAGTAATCATATAACAAGCAGTAGAGAAGTCATTTACAAATCTCTTATGCATTTGAACATGAACACTTGCAGGATTAATAATTGCAAGTTGAATCACATCATAGTCATAAGGAACTTTTGCATAAAAGTCCTTCCAAGTGAATCCCCAGTGAGCAGCAGTGCTGATGTCACAATCATCTTCCATCACCAAAGCACAAGGAGCATCAGTCTCCAAAAACATTTTCATTGCTTTGAGGTGTGAAGTTACACATCCAACTTCACCAGAAGTCATTTGATCGGGATATCTTCCCTTCAAGATTTCACCTAAATCTCTATCATCTCTACCATCATAAGCAGAGACACGTTCATAGTTTTCAATTTCCCAGTGCTTAAACTGGTCTTCCATAAACTGCCATCTATCTGGTTTTTCATCAAGATTGATACAATAAATGGGCGGAAGACCTTTGAGCTTATATAATGATTTATTCTTATCCATTAATCCAGTCTTCAAGTTTTATTTGAGGTTTCCATCCAAATGCTTTATAGATTTTATCATAATTTGCTAGGGTCACACGACACTCACCAGGACGTGCAGGGATATTAGTTGTATTGTCAGAGATCATAGCAGCAATTTGATTTACTGAGTAGTTGGTTCCACTACCAACATTATACACTTGTCCATAATATTCATCCTCTTGATTAGATAATGCTGCCATAATATTAGCATTTACAACATCACTAACATGAATAAAATCTCTACGTTGCTCTCCATCACCCACAATAGTTAGAGGTTCACCAGCATCACGCTGACGTGTGAATATACCCATCACAGGAGCATACTGCCCACTAGTGGGTTGTCCAGGACCATATACATTGAAGTAGCGAAGAATCACAGTTTTTAAACCATACAAATCCGTATAAGTCTTACACCACTTTTCGCCGTTTACCTTAGATACAGAATATGGATTAAGACAATCATCAGGTTGAGTTTCCACATTGGGACAAGGATTGCTTCCATAAGCAGCAGAGGTGGATGAATAGATAAATCTACTTACACCACTCTCTCTTGCTGCTTGAAGAAGGGTACAGGTACCAAGTTCATTGGTGCTTGCTGCTTGAATTGGGTTTTCAATACAAGTTCCAATCTTAGACTCTGCTGCAAAATGAAATACAAAATCTACTCCTTCCATCAGAGATTTGATTAATTGATAATCTCTGATATCAGATATTGCTGAATTTTTATTATCAACAATAACTACATCATGACCAAGATTTTTTAATCGCTCCACAGCGTGAGATCCAATGAATCCCTCGCCTCCAGTAACTAAACTCTTCATTTCACTTTTTGCATAAGAACCTGATATTCATCTATTATAATTTCATATCCATTATTCTGCAAGTATGGGATAGAATACTTTGCCTTTCCATATTCATTATCATTCTGCTTCATAGATTGTGGGTTGCGAACATCATCAATCAAAATCAACCCATTCTCAGATATCAAATTCTTTTCAACAAGAATCTTAGATTCTCTGAGATGTAATTGTGCAGTTGGTTCAATGGGTGTCACATCACCAGTGTCCATATAGAGAAAGTCAATTTGTCCTTCACCAGATTCTAGAAACTCTTCAGAAGACATAACAAAGTGTTCAATATTAGATAAACCTTCTGTCATGATTTTAGAGCGAGTGATGTGATTTGGCATCAAGTCAATTGATATCATTTCAATATCAGTCCCCTGAATCAATTCACCAAATACACGGGTGAAGCATCCAGCAGACCAATCCCACACTTCTGGATTTTCTGGTTCCCAAAAAGAAGTATCATCAGAATTGCATCCAGGATATTGTCCATCAACAAAACTTCTTGATGTTCCAAGTTCAACAATGGTCTTAAACTTATTTTTCTTTACCAAATCCCAACAACTCTTAAAAGTATCATATCTGAATTTAGGAACTCTTCCATAATTTTCAATAAACACTTCATCTGAATAGTATGGTGAAAAGGCACCATCCATAAACTTCTTATACTTTTTCATGCGTTTTTCAAAACTTCAATAAGAACATCAGAACCTTCAAGAGTAGAGTCTACCCAAAAAGTAGTACCACAATAACTATTTTGTTTATGAATTTCAATATAGTTTTCTGGAGGATTCACGATATTATAACCGTAGATATTTTTGATAACTCTACCAGTTCTATCACTATCGTGACATGCAATAATGGGAGCATGACCAAATGCAAAGTTTACAATATCTCCTCTGTTATGAATTCCAGCATCAACAAAAATTACATCATACTCCTTTTCAGTCATAAAAGGAGTTACCAATTCACCAAGAACTGGGAGATATGAAAGATCAGAAAGAGGATATTGATTATTGATTGCATCTTGATTAGATTTGACAATCTCATCAGGAACTTGAATATAATTCAGTTTCCAGTTTGTATAATCTTTTAGAGTTTCTTTAGTCTGATTAGTCCACTTCAGATTGTAATCACCAAGAGAAAGTTCAACCGAAGTAACTTCTTTAGCATTGTCACAAATAAACTCTGTACCAACACCAAGTCCAAACTCCAGAAAAGAATTGATCTCAATCGTATCAAACAACTGTTTGAAATAAGGAACCCAATCTTGAGCAACTGTTAGGTTATATTGTTTTTCAGTCATAAATTTCTTTCCATTGTTGAAGGGTTTTTTCTTTGTGTTGTTGAGAACATGTTTTCATTATATCACAAATTTGTTCTCTATTGTCTTTAACCATCTGAACAGCATCACCAATCCCTTCCAAATCCTCAAAATAAACAGCAAACTGCTCATAGTATTCATTATACCATTCACAATATTTTACTGTTTCGGGAACAACTCCTGTACTGAAAAAATAATTTGGTTGCCTAGAAAGTTTGAGAAGTAAATCTTCAGATGGAAGAATGACTGGCATTTGAAACTGCATTAATTCAAATGCAGTAAACTTAGAATAAGCATCAGGAAACATCAGAAAACATTCATAGTTTTTTACCAATGTTTCAAGTTCTACTGCTCCACGATATTTTGCATGTCTAGCAACTAATCCAAAAGATTCACACTTTTCTTTTGAATTTTGAAAAATATTATCATTATGATATCTTGATACTAAAACATCACCAGCAGAGTCATCGAACTTGTAATCACCATCCAATCCAACATTATGTTCTTCAGAATTATTAATAGGATCTGGATTTACAAGTCCTATTGGTCTAATAGTTTCATATTGGGTTTGAATGTCGAATCGATTTAACCAGTACCTTTCAAATTCAGTATAAGGTACAATCTTAACTCTACTATCATTGGAATAATTTCTGATTAAATTATGATACTCAATATCGTTCTCCATATTATAGTTGAAACGATTACATACCCAGATAATAATCTTGGGTTTTAAAGAGTCAATGTTTTCTAAAAATATTCTTGAAAGTGGTGATGTATCCGAAGTTACAATATAATCAAAGGTATTAAAATAGTCTTTATGTTCAGACCAAATACTGTTTGCAATATCTTTAGTGATGACATAAGTATCTTTTGGAATTACTTGACCCCACCTAGAATACTTGCTTTCTAAATCAATTCCAAGTTCATTACAAATGTATTGATGGTCTTTCAAGCAACCATAGTGATGTGATAAGTGAAGTGCCTTCATAACGATAGAATATCATTCAATAATTTTTAAGAAGTTCTTGAGTCTACTAGCATAAGTATGTCCATCTCGAATGAAATTCATCGCACTTCTCATTTTCTGTTCGGTGCAATTCCTAGAATCTTCAACAAGTTTTTCATACAGATTATCTAAGTTAGAATCTGTTGTAAAATGATCTCCAAATACATCAGCGATTTCTGGGTGATTTGATCCAGTCCATTTACCGTAACTGATATTCTTAAACAATCTACAAGGGTAGTATCTACCTTGAACTAAATGTGGAGCATCTCTAATATCAACAGAGATGTAAGAGTCTCTTACAAGTTGAATGTTCTGATTAATATCTGGAGCACTATTAGCATATAATCCACTCCATCCACCAACTAACTTAAATGGTTTACCATTCTTGGAGCATATCTCCATAAACTTATTGATGTTGCTTCCGTTAGGTGTACCTACAAAGTATATACTATCTTTGGACTCATCAAATAGTTCTGGTTCAACTTGATCTATTTCATCTGGAAGAAGATCAGTTGCCCACATTGTGGTTAATGTATTAGTCTTTGAATGAAAATAATGATGCAGGTCAATGTATTGCAACTCATTATTGTCTGGCCAAGTAATGTTATCTGCAGGATTCCATCTATCTGCAAAATAAACAAAGTTGAAATACCTTGGATGTGTTATATCACTCCTATTAGTATTATCAAAAGGACGATCTATATTGTGATTAAAATATACACAATCATTTCTGATTGGCATATTCTTACAGACATTATGTTCGGTAATAAAAATAGTATCAGAAAAATCAACACTACTTACATCATCATTATCATCATACCATTCAACAGCATACCCAATATATTCAGCAGCCCTCCAATATCCATAATGAACATATGAGTGTGTATGGGTTCCTAACTTATGACCCCATATAACTATTTTTTTCATTACTTAATCCCCAAAGGTAACCAGAATCTTGTATCAGGCATCATAAACTCAATAGATGGATAACTACTCAATTTTTTATCTGTTCCGTTGGAACTTGTTTGATAAAACATTGGAGAATCAAAAGCAAAGATATCATAATATCTCTGAACTTCTGCAAATCCAATATCATGATGATCAGATATCAGATAACCATTGTAAGATATTCTCTTACATAAGTCAATATAATCTGGGTTGATATAAAGAATTGCATGAGCACTGAGCATATTATAAATCCTAACAAGATCAGAATGCCCTTCAACACTTTCCCACTGAACACAAGGTCCAGAATGAGAATTCATTCTTCCCCAAGAAGAAATTCCAAGATAAACAGCATCAGACTCATCCGGAACTTCAATCTCATCAATAAAGTTCAAGGGAAGACAATCATCTTCAAGAAGAATAAATGGAGGATCAATTTCTTCCAATGCGAGAGCATGGGAATAAGCACATCCTCTTTTGCCAATAGGATCTTTAAATCCAGAAACTCTAATAATATTTTTAAATCCTAGATTCTCTAAACTACTCTGAATAGAATCTCTTCTTTCTGTGTGCTCATCTAGATTAATATAGACAACAGGTATATCAGTTAGTTTAAATTTCATACTTCACCTCTCAACGCCATTGCGATTCCTTCTTCAAGTGTTATTTTAGGTGTATAAAAACTGAGCATCTTTGATGGATCACATACCCTATACTGAACTCCAACTGGTGCAGTTTGTATGTGATTTGGTTCTGGACTATACCCCTTCAACGAAGTCACAATAGAAAAAAGTTCATTGAAAGACGTTGCTATTCCCCACCCAAGATTCACTGGTTCTGTAATATCTTCCCTGATTGCAGTATCAACTGCATCAACAATATCACGCATATGAATAAAATCTCTAACTTGATTACCATCTCCCCAAATATCAAAAGGATCTGCAAGATCATTTGCCCTTTTAATATAAGACGGAAAAGGATAATCTAAATCCTGATCTGTACCATATCCAGAAAAAGGTCTAAACACATGAGTTTTAATTCCTTCTCTGTTCAAAAACTGAAGTAAAAACTCTCCAGTAAGTTTAGACCATCCATATGTCATATCTGGATTACTAATATCACTCAAGTCAATATCACTTTCCTTAAGTTGATACTTCGTTTTTTGAAGTCTTGTTGGATATGCTGCAGAAGATGAAAAATAAACAATTCTAGATGGTTTAGTTCTTAATGCCCACTGACACATTTCAGAATCAATAGATAAATCTGTAGCAACTGAAAGTGGATTATTATCAATAGTTTGTCTACCACCAACAATAGCAGCAAGATGAATAACTAGATCGAATTTATCATCAGACAATTTAAAATAATCTCTACAGTCATTACCATCCTTAACATCAATTCCTACAATTTCATGGTCAGAATATTTCCGTATGAAATATTTTCCAACAAATCCCTTATGACCAGTAATTAAAATTTTCATATTTAGATTTTATCACTTGGTCCAAGAATAGCATAGTCTGGAAGATTTTCATACCATTGCATCACCTCACCATACTTATTCTTGAGAAGGTCTTTAGTAATTTGATTACAATCTTTCCAGTTACTCTTTCTTTCTCTAAACTGAAAATCGGGATAGGAATCTGGAAGTTCCCAGAACTTCTTAACTTTTCTCATAACATCAACATCCTTCAAAGTCTCATACTTAATAAAGAACAATTCATACTTTCTGGAAACATTATTCAGATATCCATCAGTGTGTTCTTGATATTGAATTGCATCATATGGATCTTGCAAGTATTCCAATAGAGTAATACCTGGATTAGTTTTAAAGTACTCATGATCACAACCAGTTTGCAAATGATGAGCAAAGTTGAATCCTGGAGTATCAGACTCTCTTCTAAAGCAATAAATCAGATAATCATATGGATTAGCAAGAATGTAAAAAACTTTCATCCCCTCCTCAAAGGGAGTTTTTTTATCTTCAATAGGAACACCCATATTCATAAACAGAATATTATTTGGATCTCTTCCGTGCCCATTGTATTCACATCCATTTACGGTGCTAGTAAAATTACTACCCAACCAACCGTGCTGATTTAAACCGTGAGTTCCACACCCACCTTGACTAATAAAAAGTTTCATGTTTATATAAAAGATTAAGATCTAAGTTCGCTATGATTTTTCTTCAAAGCAATAATTTTAGGTTCATATGGATACTGAGGGTTATTCATTTGTTCCTCAGCAAAACAATATGAAGGTGTTAAACTGAGAGATGGTGGGTTATCAATAAGATAACGATTCATTTGAGACTCATCGTGCCATAATGCAATGACATTATTTTCAAGATCTTTGGTTACTCGATCTGCAAGAACTTCTGCCATTTCAAGAAATCTGTCAGTAGAACCACCATTAAATCCACCAGCATAGTAATGTTCACCTTCTTCACCAAGAGGAACGTAAGCAAGACTCTTAGGATTTCTATCATATGAGCGTTGCTCTTTAGGATAAAAAGATTGATATGGATGCATTGTTGCTACAAGATCACTAAAGACTTCTTCACCAACCTTATCTACTACACCCATATCCACATCAAAGTAATAGCAATAATCAAATTGAGAGATAAACTCTTTCTCCTTCACGAAGTAGTTATAACGTTTCAGAGTAGGCATTGGCCAAGGTTCATGTTCAATCTGACTAATCTTTACATTATCAGACGACTCTTCAATCTCATGATCTGTGAATAAGAGGCATTGAATCTCATGTCCATTCAGAAAGTTTTCTTCAATATTATTAAGAAGTCGCTCAACAAACTGAATATATTTGTTTGTGGCGATTGTAAGAATACAAATTTTTGCCATCACACTATCTCCTAACAAAAATAAAATCCGAACCAAATTGAACGTTAGTGTCTCCCCATTCTAAATCAAATCCATTATTTGTCAAAAAGTCATTCACATCAGAGAATAAACATTGACCATCATACATTGGATTCATTTCCAACTCAGTATGAATTATTTGAACCGTATCTAAAATTTCACCCATACTCTTGAGTGCTTTTAACTCAGCACCTTGAAGATCCATCCACACAACGTCAATGTGATCAATATTATTCTTTTCACAGAAGGTGTCTATCCTAGTACAAGGAACCTCAATTTCATATTGAACATATTTTTCAATGTGATCGTATGCACCATTTGCACGATAGAGACTTGAAGCTCCTTGATTTCCATCTTTCCAAGTCGTTACAGTTCTTTCCTTATCCATAGGATAAAACTTACAAGAACCATCATAATCATTTACTGCTTGATTAATGACTTCAATAGATGGATAGTCTTTTGAATTATTAAGACAAACTTGATAAGATTCTGGATTTGCCTCAAATGCAAAAATTTTAGAATCTTTATATTTTTTTGCAAATTCTACAGATTCTAAACAGTGACAAGATCCTATATCAAATATCACATCAACATTTTTAAGTGATTTAAATTTTTGATTTATAAAAGTATTGAAAGTTTTTAAATCCGATGCAGAGTAAATACTCATTCTATACCTCTCATATACGCATGACAAGAAACAAAATCAAAATGATTTTTTAATTCCCTTACGTGGTTTTCATTTGGAACAATGTATATATCATTCCATTCCAACTGCCTATTTTCACACATCTCTGGATGATTTAAAATCATATAGTTAGAATATAAATCCCATTCACTCATACAAGATCCTTGATTATAATCAAGAATATCTAAGGTAGCATCAACAAAAGAAGAATCAAATCTCTCTTCAACACTACTTATCATATCATTGAGTTTTTCTTTGTTAAAAATCATATGATGACATATTGTAGAAAATCCAATTGTTTCTTCAATATCAAATAATTTTTTGATTGGTTCAAGATAAGGTTTATGATATTCCTTTGCTCTACAATAATAAAACTTTTCAATATCAAAAGAAACGTCTCTAAGAAAAATAGTATCAGCATCGACAAGAACAAATGAATCTGTCAAATCTGATATGACTTTTCCAGATAACAATTTAATAAATTGTTGATACACCCACTTAGATCTATAAGCAAGACTTGGATTTTTTCCAGACCATATCTCTTCAATTTTTTCTTTTGTAATATACTTATAATACTCCTCCTCTTTAAAGTGTATAACTCCTTCTATATTTGGATCTTCTTTTGATACTACAAATATTCTATTGCAGCAAGTAATGTTATTCCTAACTCCATCAACAGCAACTTGCAATGATGGAAAATCTTTTGGGTGGCAGGGAAAAATAAAATCAATCATAGGAACTTAAAATTAGAAAATGTCATATCCTCAACACTCTTTGAGGAGCATTCAGCACCAAACCAGTTTTTAGGAGCAATCACCTGTTTACTATTTGCTAACCAGGCACCCCACCAGGAAAATGATGAGTTGGCAATAATATGGTATTTACAAAGAGACATCAAGCACAAATCACAATCAGTAGAATTGCCTTCAGCAACAATAAATCTATCATCGCTGAATAATTCCTGCTCCTTACACCACTCAGAGTCATCAGAAAATATAATTACAGGAAGTTCAGGAAGTTCTGCAAGTGCTTGTTCATAATAACTCATTGGTTGAACTGGATGATTTGGATTCAGAACATAATCACCTCTGCGTATATGAAGAGAGATAGTATCTTCGGTTATAAAAGATTTACACAGTTTTAAAAGATCTTCCTTAAAAGTAAAGTCACTTCTTATCTCATCTTCAATATGCTTAAAGTATTTTTCGGTTTGAAAGTATCCAAAAAGATCTACATTATCTGGACACGTATCAAATAATTCTTTATCAAAATGATGGACTCTTTCTTGAATTGTTGGTTGTTGAATCAGTGATATTTTATTACTACTTTCCAAATCAAACAAATCATAAAGAATAATATCAGAGTTTCTAACATTATTATCTCTTGATCCAAAGACTTTTCTTGGAGGAATTACAAAATCATATCCACGATTCTTTGCAATTCCTTTCAGAGAAGCATATTGAAACATTTGATTGGCAAGTCTACCAAGATTGCCAAGATTATTGAACGAAATCATTATACCATTCGTAAGTTGATTTAATACCTTCCATCAAATCAATCTTCGGTTCCCACCCAAGCGATTTGATTTTATCTACATTTAAAACTTTGCGTGGAGTACCATTTGGTTTTGATGTATCCCAAATCATTTTACCTCTATACCCAACAACATCACCAATGATTTCTGCAAGTTCTTTAATGGTCACATCTTCACCAGTTCCAACGTTAATTGGTTCTGGTTCATTATACTTAAGCATACAAGTAAAGCACGCTTCTGCGAGATCATCAACGTGAAGAAATTCTCGCATTGCTGACCCATCACCCCAAAGGATAACTTCATCGTTCGCCTCATGAAACTTTCTAATCAATGCGGGAAGAACGTGTGATGTTTCAAGGTCAAAGTTATCATTAGGACCATACAGATTTGTAGGCATCAGAGAGATTGTATTGAATCCATACTGCTTACGATATGCCTGACACATTTTGATGCCAGCAATCTTAGCGATAGCATATGCATCATTGGTTGGTTCCAAAGGACCTGTCATCAGATACTCTTCCTTAATAGGTTGCTCACACATCTTAGGATAGATGCAGGAAGACCCAAGGAACAAGAGTTTCTTAACACCAAACTTCCTTGCAGCGTGAATGATGTTTGACTGAATCATCAGATTATCATAGATGAAATGTCCTGGATAATCTTTGTTTGCACCAATACCACCAACCTTAGCAGCAGCAAGGTAGACGTATTCGGGTTCATTATTCTTGAAGAACCTTTCAACATCGTCTTGCCGCCGTAAGTCAAAGTGACTCGATGGTGTTGATAGGATATTTGTATACCCCTTCCGATGAAGCATACGAAGGATTGCTGATCCTACTAGCCCTGTGTTACCAGCAACGTAGATTTTACTTTCACTGTCCATAAAGCACCATGTCCTCAATCAATTCATCAAATGAGATTTTAGGTTCCCAACCTAGTTTTTCTTTTGCCTTAGTTGCATCGCCCAGCAAAGTCTCCACTTCTGCGGGTCGGAAATATTTAGAGTCTACCTTAATAATAGGTCTCTTAGTGTTCCAATCATATCCAACCTCATTGAGACCTTCACCCATCCATTCAATTTTGAATCCAAAGTAAGGTGCTGCTTTTTCAACAAACTCACGAACAGAATATTGAATGCCCGTTGCGATTACATAATCATCGGGTTCATCTTGCTGAAGCATTAACCACATTGCCTCTACAAAGTCTTTTGCATGTCCCCAATCCCTTCGTGCATCAAGGTTTCCGAGAGATAGTACTTCTTGCTCCCCAGTTGAAATACGGGACAATCCTCTGGTAATTTTACGGGTAACAAACGTTTCTCCTCGTCTGGGACTTTCGTGATTGAAAAGAATTCCAGAACTTGCGTGTAGTCCATAAGATTCACGATAATTTTTTACAATCCAATAACCATAAAGTTTGGCAACACCATAAGGGGAGCGAGGATAGAACGGTGTTGTTTCTTTTTGAGGAACTTCTTGAACAAGACCGTAGAGTTCACTGGTAGACGCCTGATAAATGCGTATACGATCTTCCATACCAAGGAGACGCACTGCTTCAAGAATACGTAGAGTTCCCACACCATCGACATCAGCAGTGTATTCAGGCATCTCAAAGGATACTTTGACGTGACTCTGAGCACCAAGGTTATAAATTTCATCTGGTTGAACTTTTTGAATAACTCTTACTATATTAGTCGAATCGGTGAGATCACCGTAGTGCAAATGGATACGATTATAGATATGATCAATTCTATGAGTATTAATCAAGGAAGCACGACGGACAATACCGTGAACTTCATATCCCTTTTCAAGAAGTAGTTCTGCCAAATAAGAACCATCCTGTCCAGTGATACCAGTAATTAAAGCAACTTTCATTAAACAGTTTAGTTTTTATCATTATACTAAAAAAACAGGGTTTATGCAACCCTGCTTTATACGGTCTTTCATGCACGCCAAGTTATTTTTTTAACTAGGTAATAACTAAATCCTAGGCGGGAGTATAAACCCCATCCGCACCAACTGCTTTTGAGAGAAGCAGTAAACTCATAATAGGGTCATATTTGACTCCACCACCTAGTTTTAAAGAACTAGGAAACTTCGGGATTGAAGGGGAACCTTCACCGACCAGGGCAGGTTTAAAGACCCTCCGAGTCTTCATCGTCCTTAATATAGCAAGGAACCATATCAGGATCTAACCACTTGGTATACTCAAAGTCTTCCATAGCGGTCATAAGTTGCATCTCATTATCGCAGAGATACATATCACGGTAGCGTCCAGTGTAAGAATCTACCTTTTGAATGCGGCAGTCTGGCATATTGTTAATTTCCAGTTTGCCGACTTGAACATAACGATAAGGAAACCGCTCCATAAGAACGGTTGGTTTATTCACGACTTTCATCAAGCAACCTCAAGACCAATTTGAAGATCTTCGTAAAGATAATCCATTAGCATTTCATAATCATCTAGGGGATCACCAGAAAAAATAACACCATTAGATTCATAATATTTACGAATCTTTTTGAACAATTTAGGACTCTTTACATCTAGAAAAATTTCACCTTTTGCAGCATTACGAAGAGTGTCCAAGTCCTTACTCTTGAATTTTTCAGTCAGTGCCATTGTTGTGTTTTGATTACCCGTTTATTATAAGGTTTGAATGATATTTAGTCAATATGCCAGCGGGAAAACTGGCAATCGGAATGACAGGATTCGAACCTGCGACCCCTGCTTCCCAAAAGCAGTGCTCTACCAAACTGAGCTACATTCCGAAACGGTAGTTCCTGTCGCCGCCAATCCTGAACTACCAAGGGGATTGCCGCAGTTGAGTGGTTTCCCCCTCAACAGAACTAATTATACTACTTCTTGTGCCCCTTGTCAAATGGTTCCCAGTGCTGCCACTTATTCTTATGTACAAGGTAGATGCCCAATATCGGCACCACAACTAAAAGGTAACAAAGAAATCCCAATGTAACTGGTGCCTCTAATGCCCAACGTGCGAAATGTCCCATTACCAGTCCGTTAAAATAGAAACTACAAATAAAAATACACCAAACATACACATAAAAAACAGAATACCTAACTGTACTTCCATGTTTTCCAGGGGTCGGTATTGTGAACACATGAATTAGGGTGTGCCCATTCTTGCTCTTCCCTCATAGACAACTGATGTCTCAATCGCCTAATCTCTTCCTTGAGCCACTTATTTTCTCTTTTTAATTCTGTGATTTTGTCCATAATGCTCTAAAATATCGGTCTACGTGGTTTAAACAATCGAGTGGTGCTTCTTGTTCTGTGTGTGCCCAATCATAGCAAAAGTCAATCATATCAGATGAGACATGACTGACTCCAAATATTCTTGAAAATGCTGATGCTGCAAAATGAAACCGCATTCTAGTGTGCGGTTCCATTGCCCTTATAGTGTTCGGATTCATAGTAGTGCCCCTTCTTTGAACCGAAATAGATTGTAGCGATTACAAAAGGTATTGCCACTATAATGAGTGCTTTTCCTAACAAGTGTTCCATTAGATTACAGATGAATGTTTGGCGGTATAGTCCCACCGTCCGAGTGTATGAAAAATGCCTTTACAAGTGGCGATTGCAGTATCTCCGCCCCTAACCATAAGGTTGTATCCACTGTCCACATCACAAATATTACAATCAACATCACAGTCAAGATATGCGACGCCAAATTTTGCAGCGTGCTCTTCTCTTTTCCAATAGTCCTCAATATTGCTATTGCCATAATTAATAATAATGTCGCCTTCACGACATACTCGTAGTAAGTCATCAAATGTTTCCTCTACGTTTTCTGGTGAAACTGCAACCATAAAAATTCCTGGTTTTTTATCAGAAATATTTTTATAGTTATGAATCATTTGAGCAAGGCTTTCCATATTAGTGGTACATCCACTGATATAACCCTTCTCATATTGTTCACAAGCTTTTTCATAATTGTTCCTATAACCCCAGACTTCATATCCTTTATTGACCATACGGCGAGCAATACCTTCACCAACCTTACCTAATCCGATAAGACCTACTTTCATACAATTCTCCCTGGAACATATTCTAATCCTTCAAGAATTTCATCAAGTATTTTTCCATACTCATTGAACTGTTTATCACCAGCAATAAAGCATCTTTGACGACGCCAAATTGCTTCTGCAAGTTTTCTTTTCTCTTCTTCCGTAAATTGATCGAATCTGTTCATTTAATTAACTCCATTGCTCTATGTAGTTGTTCATAAATCTCCTCCATCTCTTTTAGCGATGAGGTATCCGAGTAAAATTCCACTTAACCAAGCAATATAAAGATATAAAACACTAGCAATAAACTCAATAAATTCAGTCCAATTCATCTTCAACCTCCTCATAAAGAGGACATGGTTCCTCAAATAAGTACTGCATTCTCAATTCCTGAACTTTTTCTTGTAACTTTTCGTAGTCTTCTTCGGACATTTATCCTTGTAGGGTAATTTTTAACCATGGAAAAATAGGGTCAATTACTCCGATAAGTCGAAGAAGACCCTCAGCAAAAAGTGCAAGAACAACCCAACCAACACACATACTAATAATCGAAGCATTCCGATTATGACGGCGTATTGCAGCATCAATCATCTCCTGACACTCTTTTTTAGTAATCAAACTATTATCATTCATTCTTTGATTCATCCCCCAAAAACTTTGCTGCAGGGTCTTTTCTAGTTACAACAATTGCACATGCTCTTTTGTAGAACATATTATTCGTATTTCCAGATTCTTCAAAGACTGCCTTGATCTTCACCCAATTATTATAGGTGTGGTCGTCCATTTTGCTAGTGTAAAATACATACTAGCTATTATAATAAGCAATTCAGTTGATGCAACTTTGTGTTGATATGAACAAAGTGTTGAAGAAATTATTAAATTTGTAACTTATCTTAAACGGAAAGGGTGGGATTCGAACCCACGGATGCTCTCACATCGCTAGTTTTCAAGACTAGAGCCTTAAACCACTCGACCACCTTTCCAAATTTTAGCGAACTTCGAAGTCCAGTTTACGAACTTTTCGTTGCCTTCTCTGCTCTTGCCAGAGAATATCCTCATTAGAAAGAACGTTTGTTTTTTCTTTAGATTGATAAGAGTTTAGCATAATAACTAACGATAAGTCAACTGCCGAAATCTTCTCACCACGAATAGTCGCCATATTAGGGCAACCGCAAGAAACAGTCTTGCTTGGATGCCCTTCTAACTCCCTACTACAGGAGCGGCATCTGATCTTTATATTATCCATTGGTCAATATAATGTGTTCCTTACTTCAATCAGGAATGTTTGAAGTATTTATAATGGGCGATGACGGATTCGAACCGCCGACCTACTCCGTGTAAAGGAGGCACTCTACCGCTGAGTTAATCGCCCTTATGTTCATATTGTAGCATATACTCTACGGTTTTGGCAACATCTTCCATTGCATCGCGTAGAACTGGGCGTTGTCCTGATTCCATTCTGCGCTCATCTCTTTCATCAGAAAGCGTCCAACGCCATTGACCCATTCCTTTTGAATACCAGAGATTAATTTTCATCTGGAACACATTCACACGTCAAATAGTATTTAACACTACTCGAAAACTGGGACTACAGAAGGATTCCATTCATCTCTAACTGCCTCCATAACGTGTGTTGGAACACCATAATATCCCATATGCATCCACACACAATCAATATAGCGGAGGTCTTCACGATCCGCGTCAACAGTAAAAGAATCACAATACTGGACAATATCATATGGAACTTCTATTTTTTTCCAAGTGTAAGGTTCTTCAACAAAAAATGGTACGGTCATCAGTAGTCTTTATCGATAAATTTTTGGCACTTCTCTACATTTTTTCTACAAAAGTTGTAGACATAACTATCAGCATCAATCTCCATTGTGTAATGAGCGTGTGTATGCATAGATTGAATCAAAGCTAAAAATCCAACAACCAAAAGATTGAAGTGCGTAACTGGGTGAAGGAGAATCTTTTTAAGCATAAAAAAAGGGGGACCGAAGTCCCCAGTATTATAGCACGGATTCAGTGAATCAGAAGGTCCACTTAACACCAGCCTTGGTGCCGTAACCACGGTCAACACCAGCAACGCCAGAACCGACGAAGCTGACTTCACCATAAACACCCAGGTTCTCAGTAGCAGCAACGCTCAGACCTGCCTTACCAGAAGGAACAGTGT